AACTAACTTCCATGAGGTTAAGTCGTACTACGCAGATCAGAGAACAAAGATCGGCAAGGAGATGCTCAACTACATTACAGCCGTTGAGCAAAAGATGGATCAGCTTCCAATCGTAAGACAAACACTCGGCCCAGACAAGCACTTCGAGCTTGAAATGGTTGATCCGTGGAAGCCTGGACTTACAATACCTGACAGCATGAAATAGAAAAGGCCCCGTGTGAGTCACACGGGGCCTCTCTCAATCCTCATCTAGGATTCTGGTCGTCGCTCGCCAATAGATATCCCGCTTGTACCGGAACTTCTGTGCCTTGTCCTCCTTGAGCAGGAGTTCCAGGTACCCTAGCACGTCATCCGAAGGCTCATCCTTAAAGTACTGGAGAAGTGCCTTCTGAGTGACAGCGACCAAACCACGCTCGATCAGGATGTTATGCAACTCCTGATGCCAGCGGCGATAGGTTAAAGCTTTACTTTCTTCAAGTGACTCCATCTGTGGACTCCATTCTTGTCCTCTACATAATCCCACGAGCCATTATCCTTCAACACCCTTGTCACAGGGTATGACATCTTAGGCTCGGCTGGAATGATGAGTTGCTCGATCCTATTCGTGAATACGTTACGAATATTGATCGGCTCCTCGGCGTACTTGCACATGATCCTCAGTGCGGTCTTGATAGTTTCAGGACTAGCAATACAAACAAGACAGTCATGCACATCGATAGCAATTCTAGCATCAAGAGGCCAATCATCGTCGCACTCAGACTGATACCATACCCTAGTAATCTTGTCCCCAATTGTGGACTGCGGATAAAACGCCACAATCGACTTGAGAACGTCATCATCGAGTCGTTGTATGACTTTGAATCGTCGTCCCATTGCATTGTAGACCTCCCGATTCTTTCTGAACCCTTTCTCCTCAGCTTCCCACCAACGTTCTAACTCCGGGGTAGTCGCGTGGTAGATAATGAAGTTACGATTTGCTTCATTATACGATAGCCCAGTGACCTCCGAGAGCTTATATCGCTCCATTCGGTAATTAAGGCCGTGCCGACAACGTTTGGCGATGTACCGAATTGTGGGCTTGCCAAACTCATCAGTATCATCTTTGGGTACATCGTCGTATGGTACCTTAAACATATCCGACGCGAGTGCCCGGTGACAGTCATAGACACCATCAAGTCTGGCTTTTTCGAACTGGTCTTGCCATTTGGTGATCCCCGCTCGCCAACCAACGACACGAGCCTCCGCTTGCGAGAGATCAAAATATCCAAATACCATGCCCGGATCGCACACATACATTTCCCGCGCTCTGACCGGCTGATTCTGCATGTTACCCCCCTGCCCATCAAGCAGACCGGCTGAGGACAACCGTCCTGGAGCACGCTGTACTCCGTTCTGTTTGTATTCACACCTAAATCTCCCATCCGATGAGATTGTAGACTGAGCATATGTCCCTAAGAATTTACTCTCCTCGGCGTATCGATTGACCAACGAGATCATTTCCTTAGCCCGCATTGAGGTTTCAGGGTTCTTCATCATCTGAACCCGATTAGCCTCGTCGGTAGAAGTGCCCCGACCCTTGAGCCCCAGACGATTGAAGTACAGTTCCTTCATCTGTTGCCAAGAGCCGGGGTTCGGATTGTAGAATGGATCACCTGTGAGCTGATGTACGCACTCATGGAATTGATTGAGGATACCCTGTACGTCCTCCGCAACGAGTTCCGCGATCTTCTTCTTACGTTCCGCATCCACAAGCACACCGTGGATTGTAGCCGCGACCAAGTGAGGATGAGCCTTCATCACATGGTTGCGATAGAAGTTCCAGAGGTCTTGTTGTTTCAATTCCTCAGTCATTCTTTCCCAGCACCTGAGAGTAATACACGTATCCTTCCCATTGTATCGCCAAAAATCGTCGATATGGCCTCCCTCTTTCCAAGATTCAATTTCGTCTTTATAGAAAGGATGGGTTGTGTACTGGGATGTAAGGAATCCCAGGGAATGCGGAAGTTGAGGGTATAGGGTATGGTGTTGGAGAAGAGTATCGTCGGAGAAAGAAACACTGAGCCAATCTTTAAGCCGAAGAGCGTAAGTATCGAATTGAGCGTTCTGTCCAATGACGGGAACCCCGTTGTCTCTGTGTGAGTCACACAAGTCTTGGATTGCGTACAAGATGTCTGCTTCTTGCTGTAGGGTATAACGGTTACTTCGATCGTCTCGCCAGTTAATACAGACTGATCTATGAGGATCATTAGCGAAACCAATACAGGCGGTTTCTTTCGCAATCCACTCAATATCGACAGCAGTAGGTCGCCTCGCTGCTTTAATATCACGGATCGCACGGAGCGCCCCTTGGTACGAGGGGTTGATTTCCGTCTCGATGGGATACGTTTTGTAGGTGCCATTGATAACCGCCCCCAGTTTGTTCCTTATGTCCAGCGTGAACACAGGCTCAAGCTTCAACTCTCTCATCGCATAGGCAGGATTGATAGTTACGACATACGTTCCCAGACGATTGCCTGGAAGCTTGGCGTTCTGTACTACTGACCCCCGCCAATTAGTAACCTTAGACTCCCCAAGGAGAGCATCCAACGCGAAGTTCCCCATGATAAGAATGGTTTTAAGGTTAGGCAGCCGAGCCAGCTCCCAATGAAGCATGTCCACCCACTTATCATATTCCTCACGCTTAACCTCATTGCGTTCGTTGCCTGTACGGGATAGGGATATCTGACGCTTGACCACGTTCGTGACATAGGTAAGTTCCCGTGTCACACCAATCGACTTGAGGTTCTCAAATAGAAGTCTGCCCGATCCCCCAATGAATGGCCTACCCTTGGCCACCTCACTCTCCCCAGGTCCCTCGCCAACGATGGCGAGGGTTGCGTTCATGGGGCCTTCCGACATAACCTGGGTGATCAAACCCATATCAGAGGCATGAGCCCTGAAATGCTCATCGAGGTTATTTGGACCGATCAGGGGTTCTGTTGGTAGTTTGAACACTGGCAGATGCATCTTCGATCTCCGTTCCCTGTTCGATTGATTCAGCGTGTTTCAGTGCGCGTTCTTCTAGGTCGTCGTCGTCATCTTTTTCGTGTGAATCATACGACTTACTGATTACTGTACCACAGTCGCCGCAGATTGTATAGTGGCCTTCACCGCCACCTCCGAACATACCATGCAGCATAAAGACTTCAGTCTCGCCACTGCACGTTGGGCACGGAAGGTCCTCGTCTAACTCTGGGATTTCGCGTACTTGTTTCATGCTACACCTTGCCACTTTCTCATGGATTTAGTCATGGCCAACCTATCACAGATGACCACAACATTGTGACGTGCCCGTGTGATCCCGGTGTAGAAGTTACGCCGGTTCAACAGCCACGATGAAGCGCGAGTCATACAATAAATCACGGTATCGAACTCCGACCCTTGAGACTTATGTGTAGTTATCGCGTACCCCAGCTCAATTTTCTTACGAGGATCGTAATGAATGATTGAGCCGTGATAGGGTGAATAGACTTGTATGAACGGTGGCACAACTAGGGTCCGATCATCAGTGGATATCTGTAGTGACCCATCCTCAGAGTTAACCCAGTCGATATAACCTAGATCGCCGTTCCACAACTTGAGCGAGTAGTCATTCTGCACCCACAGAAACTTATCCCCACCCCGTATGGCAATCGGAGGTGGAGCATCCTTGAGCAGCTTCTGCTTACGATCAATCCGCAGGATATCCCCTGACGGATTAAACTTGAGTTGCAGCGAAGGGTTAACTCGATTAGTTCCATAGTCTCCATTCTTTGTCGGCATGATGATTTGGACGCTACGCTCTGTAACCTCTTTAGTCACAAACCCGATCAACTGCTTCACAGGGCTTTCGGTATATATGATCTCGAACCTATGGTTGCGAATCGGTATTCGACCCTTGCGTATGCGCTCTGCATTCGACAGTATCTCATCGTCCGATCGATAACAATGCGTGAGGGTCTTACTTGGCCGCTCCTTTATTAGGGATTCAAAAGGAGTGCCTTTCTCAACTGGGGGCAATTGTTCGGTGTCACCGAAGAACCGTATTCGGCCATTTGTTGGCAGTGCCGCCATGAGTTGGTCGTAGAGCTGTTGCGAGAGCATGGAACTTTCATCAACATACACAACACGTTCATACAAAGGCCGCTCGCGATTACGGCGAGGATCAGGTGGTAGCGGCTTTCCGTTCTCATCTTCGTCGTCCGGCTCTGGGAACTCTAGGAGCTTATGTATCGTCCGTGCCTTGATACCAGTTAGTTCGTATATGCGCTTGGCCGCTCGTCCAGTAGGGGCACACAGCGCAACCTTGCCAACACCAACCTGGGTCACAGTCTCTCTATACGCATGACCCAGGATAACCGTCTTGCCTGTACCAGCCCGGCCACTTACCGAGAACATACGCAGTGACTGTTCAAGGCACATCTCAATAGCTTCTTCTTGTTCGTATGAGAGCGTGAAATCCTCAGTCAATTAAAGTCTCCCCCTTGGTTAGATCGACTCTATCATTCTGCTCGTACTCAACCTTAACACCGAGTTCCTGTAATATCTTCTCTGCACCCTTAACAAGTAATATCCGCATCAATACTGATTTGTTCATGCCCATATGATATGCTGCGAGATCAAATATTAACTTGTCCTGCCCCCTGAGCCGCGCAACAATTGGGACCATACCATTGTCAGGATATGGAGGACTGAGCGACAACGTTATCAGGTTTACTTGTGACATTACAAAATCCTTTAAGTGAGTCGGGGGCCGTGTGAATCACACGAACCCCCTTCCTCAGTTAGCGACGACGGCCAGCGCGAGCCGCCATCGGCGTGGGCTTCGGAGTCTCCTCCTCAGTATCCTCATCGTCACGTCCACGGGCTGGAGCCTCCTCGGCGGCGAACAGCGACTTAACGCCACTCCGCAGCTCACCTTCGAGGTTCTTCTCCATACCGACGACGATACCCACGTTCTGGTTCATCCATTCGTTCGGGTCGATCTCGTTGGTATTCGAGTTCAAACCGATCTTCTCGACGAACTGACGCAGGTTCCACAACGAACGACGATCGTTCCCCTTCGGGACCAACAGCCGGTTGTAGAAGAACAGGGCACCATCTTCATAATGCTCTGCAACCTCCGCCGGAATGTTGTCCGAAGGCACGAGAATGCGAATAGCAAAGTATTCATTCCCCTGCCCTGAGGTCTTAACCTCCACGGACTGAATCTCTCCGACGTACTTTCCAACCGGCACTTCCGGCGGACGTTCCACATCCGAGAGATTCTGGTCCAACTGAATAATACCAAGATCATCTGCCATGATAGGCTTCCTGTATATGGTTAGCGATCCGGGCTAACCTGATGATGAAACTTCCCCGGTCGGAAGTTCGTGTGAGTCACACTAATAGCAGTCCCCGCAGTCGCTCGATCTCGGCCTCCGCTTCGATCAGGCTAATGGTCTTGGCCTCGCATAGCCCGCACTTGAAATCACTGTTGTCCATGATGTGGCCAGGAACTGAGTAACCAAGTGCGCCCTTCAATTGCCAGTTCTCGACGCGCAGCCGCTCGATCTCGTCGCGTAGTTCGTGGTGGGTCCAAGTCGCAAGATCAGAAGCGGACGTAGGTGGTCGATATGGGTGGGTCATTGGTTTATCCACTGTGTGCTCCTAACTTTATAACTGTGTTGTCCACATCATCGCCACCCTTACGAGTAGATGGCACGCTGATACGCCTAAACCCACGCTTGGCCCACTTGTCATAGAACCCTGCAATGGTCATCTGGTTTGGGTCATTATCATCCTTCTCAGGATCATAGTTGAGTACGAAGCTGGACTCACCCTTCTGATCGAACAGCCTAGTTTTCATAGGCCGTCTTGCACCCGATACCCTTGTGGTCACAATGCGATTACGCTTACCCGATGGCTCCTGTCGGAAGTTCCATATCTCTGATATCTGGGCAGATACATTGTTCACTAACTGACCACCCAAACTCATAGAGATA